CCAGCGAGGCCGCGAAGTTTATGAATTGATGAAAATGGGCGCGATTGATGGCTTGTCTATTGGATACCGCGTCGAACCAAAAGGCTATGATTATGATGATAAGGGCAAACGCAGATATTTAAAATCTGTTGACCTTATGGAGATTTCTGCCGTGACCTTTCCTATGAACCCCAAAGCTAGGGTTTCAGCGGTAAAGGCCGACAGAACAGTCCGCGAATGGGAAGAAGTCCTGCGGGATGCAGCGGAACTTTCCAGAAGCGAGGCGAAAGTTGCAGCTTCGGCTGTAGCAAAGGCACTGGAACAGCGGGATGCTGGCGCTCAGGAAATGCCTTCTGAACTGGTAAGCGAATTAGACCGCTTAACCAATATCCTTAAATCCTAAACAGAAAGGTTGATTGTCATGGATGATAATCTCAAAACTTATCTGGAAGGACTGAACGGTGCTTTTGAGGAATTTAAAGCAACAAACGATCAGCGCCTTGCAGAAATCGAAAAGAAAGGTGAGGCTGATCCTTTAGTTGAAGCCAAGCTTTCAAAAATTGAAGCGGATCTTGACCGTTTTGAAAACGTAAACCAGAAACTTGTTCAGCAAGAGAAAGCTGCCGAAAGTTTCGCAGAGAAATTGGACAGCATTGAAACAATGCTCAAGCGTCCAAACTCAGGTGCGGAAGTAAAAGAGATTGATTTCTCTATGAAAGCTTGGGATAAATTCATGCGTAAAGGCCAAGAGGGCTTAGACGCTGATGAAACCAAAGCCTTGACCGTTGGAACAGCGGCAACCGCTGGTAACTTGGCTCCAGAGGAATATGTTGCAGAGATCATCAAGATCGTAACAGAAATTTCCCCTGTGCGCTCTGTTGCCCGTGTGCGTCAAACAAACTCGAAAGAGATTGAAATTCCACAAAAGACCGCGAACTTTGCAGCGGCTTGGACTGCGGAAACAGGCACACGTTCAGAAACCACTGGTTACACAACCGCTCTGAAAACCATTGCGACACACGAAGCTTATGCTTTGGTTGACATCTCAAGCCAGCTTCTTGAAGATGCCGCGTTCAATATGGAAGCGGAAATGAACCAAGAGTTTGCTGAGCAGTTCGCAAAAGCTGAAGGTAATGCTTTCATCGTAGGTAATGGCACAAACAAGCCAACAGGTATCACTAACGGTAACGTAGTTGCTCACACCGCTACAGGTGCAGCTTCTGCGGCTATCTCGACTGATAACCTGATGGATTTGGTTCACGGCTTGAAATCAGAGTACGCAGCGAATGCTACAATGATGTTCAACCGCGCTACTTTGGGCATTATTCGTAAGCTGAAAGATACAGCGGGCCAGTACATTTTCCAGACTGGTTTCTCTGGTCAATCTGGCGCTCCAAACACAATCATCGGTATTCCATATGTGGAAGCCCCTGATGTAGCAGATGCCGCTTCTGGCGCTAAATCTGTTCTCATTGGTGACTTCCGTCGCGGATATATGATCGTTGATCGTATTGCGCTCTCAGTATTGCGTGACCCATACAGCCAAGCATCAACTGGTCTTGTGCGCTATATCGCTCGCAAGCGTGTTGGCGGCGAGGTTGTTCTTGCGGAAGCCATGCGCGTTCTGAAACACGCAACTTCATAAACATAACGGGGGGGGGCAGCTTTGCCCCTCCTATCCACAAGGGTTTGATATGAAAAAAGTTGTAATGACGCACAGCGTTGTGGGAGAAGCCAACGCAGACGGAACAAGCGCAAGGCGTTATTTGGTAGGGGAAGAATTACCCCTTGGTAAAACTTGGGAAAAAAAGATTGCAGCGGATATGAGCGCAAGAGGCGCGGCAATGGAAATCCAAGGCAATGTTGAAGTTTCAGAGACAAAAAAGAAACCTCGCGCAAAAAAGAAAACAGATTGAAAAAAGGAATATAGGCTATGTCAGGTTTGGAAGAAGTCACAGGCCCAGCCGTTGAGCCTATAAGCCGAATTGAAGCAAGAGAGCATCTTCGCCTCGATGATGACGTTGATGATGCTCAAGTGAGAGCTTACACGTTAGCGGCGAGAATGTGGGCTGAAAATTACACAGGCCGCGCCTTCATAACAAGGACGGTTGCCCAATATCTTAATGGGTTTTCCCAGCTTGATACGCCTCTTTGGGAGGGGTGGAAAACAGGTCCAGATATTATAAAATATGAAAACAATATTGAGCTTGCAATGGCTCCTGTTATCTCTGTGGCCCATGTGAAATATTTTACAAAAGATGACACAGAGCATACTTGGGCAAGTTCAAATTATTATGTTGATAGCGTGAGGGAGCCAGCTAGAATAGTTTTAAGGGATGGTGGAAATTATCCAACAAATCTCAGATCCGCTAACGCTTTGAAAATAACTTTTGATGCGGGGTATGGCGCAACCCCAAACACTGTTCCAGAGCCGATCAGGGTTGCGATGTTGCAGTATGTCGCTTTCCTTTATGAGCATAGAGGGGATTTTGAGCGGTTCCCAGCGCCAACGCCACCAGCGATTTTGACGCAACTTCTACAACCTTATCAAATCATGAGATTTTCGGGAACGCCTTATAAGGCTTTACCAGTCGCAGGGATTGGGTAAATGAAGATTGGGGCAATGCGATATAGGGTGCAAATACAAAGCGCCACTAGGACATCTGATAGCGGCGGTGGCGGCTCTTTGGCTTGGGCCAAGGTTGCAGATGTGTTCGCGGACATTCAGCCCCAGACCGCTCTATCTGGACAGTTTGGACAGGAAAACCAGCTTCGGGAGGTTCTGACCTCTAAGATATATATTCGTTACCGCAAAGACGTTACGTTTAAAAATAGGCTTGTTCAAACTTACAGCCAAGAAGGCGTCTCCAGAACAAGAACCTTCGATATTGTCGGGGTGATGAATGTTGAAAATAGGTTTCGATTTCTGGAATTGACTTGTGAGGAGGGCGTTCCAACATGACCGCTATCAAAACAAGGGTAAAAAGAGCGCCAAAATATGGCATCGTAGAAAAGAGATACGATAAAATCGTCAAGGATATTATCGCTTCTGGCGTTCAAGATACTATGAACACCGCCAAAACAAGCATACAGCAACACCAAAGCAGTGGCAGAACATACGGCAAGCACACTGCATCTGCGCCCAATAACCCGCCGAACTCGGATACTGGTTTCTTAGCAAATAATATCTTCATGACTTTGGACGCTGACAAGCTCGGCGGGGCTGTTGAAAGTCGTGCAGATTATTCTTCGCACCTTGAATTTGGAACTAGGTTAATGCAAGCGCGGCCATTTTTACAACCAGCGTTGGAAGAAAATAGACCAAAAATACGGCGCAAATTTGTTCGTTTGAAATTAAGGGGCGTCTAATGGCTTTGCATTCTTGGGAACTTCAAAAGGCAATTTATGCCCATATGAATGGAAGCGTTACGGGTATCGGCGGGAGCGGAACCGAAAGCGTTGAATATGCGGTCACCGTTCAAGGCGGGAAGTTTTACATTGACGGGGCGCTTACCCCGACATTGACGCTCAAGCGCGGGTCTACTTATAAGTTCAAACAAGATGATGGCAGCAATGGATCTCATCCCTTCTATTTCTCCACTACAAGCGATGGAACGCATGGGGGCGGGTCGCAATACACAAACGGCGTCACGCATTATGGAACGGCGGGTTCTGCGGGGTCTTACAGCTTGATCACGGTCGCAGCAAACGCGCCTGACACGCTCTATTATTACTGCGCCAATCATGGCGGCATGGGAGGTCAGCTTACTATCACAGCGGCCCCAACAACTGTGAATGTTCCAGTTTATGATGACGTCCCAGAAGAAACAGTTTATCCATATGTAATTCTTGGCGAGGAAACCGCCACGAATGACGGAAGCAAAACGCTAGATGGCGTTGAGCATACACTTACCATTCACGCATGGTCGCAATATCGCGGAAGGCGTGAGATAAAAGAGATTATGCAATCAGTCTATTCTTTGCTTCATAACTCTGATATAACGGTAAGTGGAGCTTCACTTGTAAACTTGCGGCAAGAGTTCGCAACAACGCTAAGTGAAAATGACAATATAACGCGGCATGGTGTCATGAGATTTCGCGCCGTTGTGTTTGATAGCTAAGGAGTAAAAGCATGGCGGCTCAAAAAGGTTCAGCCCTACTACTAAAAATCGGTGCAAGCGCTGCGGCTGCGGCGGCATCTGATACTTACACCACAATCGGAGGTTTGCGTTCAACGTCAATCAGTCTTAACCAAGAAACGATTGATGTAACCACAAAGGATAGCGCCAACGCAAGAGAACTTCTTGCTGATGCTGGGGTGGAAAGCGTTTCTATTTCTGGGTCGGGTGTTTTCACTGACGTTGCGTCAGAGCAAACTTTGCAGGACGCTTTTGGCGGGGCAAATATCCCAAACTTTGAAATCATTATTCCTGATCTTGGAACGTATCAAGGTAAATTCCAAATCACGACCTTGGAATATGCTGGGGAATACAATGGAGAAGTTACATATTCGATCACGCTGGAAAGCTCTGGCGCTGTAGCGTTCTCATAAGGAGATATGAATGGGCTGGCAAAATACGTCCGTAGAGGTCGGTAAAGAAACTTTCTCGGCCCATCGTAAGGAAAATATCTTTTCGGTTCCCTGCGCCTCTGGTTTGGAGGCTGGGGATACCTTTAAGGCAGAAGGTAAAATTTACAAAGCCTCATCCCTAACCGATTGGTTAAATAGGGGTGAGGTTTTTCACGTTGAGGTCATGGAGGTCAAGAATGACAAACCCAAAACGCGGAGAACTGCAAATCACACTGGGCCAAACGACTTGGACAGCAAGAGTGACGATGGACGCTCTAGCAAGAGTTGAAAACGCTTGTGGCGCTGGTATCGTCAAAATATTAGGCAAATTGACAGAGGGTGATTTAACCACAACTGAAATTTGCCATATTTTGCTTCCCATAATTAAGGGCGGCGGGAATGATGTTTCCATAAAAGATATTCAAAAGGCCGTTTGGGATGCGGGGCTTGCCGAAGCTATGAAAGCTTGCGGGGAAGTTTTGGCTACTGCTTTATCAGGGGCAGGGAATGAGGGAAACGTAATGGAGGCGGCAGAGTAGCAGACACGTTACCTTGGGATGATTTCTTGGAGATTGGGCTTGGAAAAATGCAAATGCGAGCCGAAGATTTCTGGAATATGTCGCTTCAAGAGTTTTATTCTGCTATAAATGGTTTTGCAGAGTTTCATTCTGGTGGGCCACCGCCCCCA